GTTTAAGAACTGCTATGTGTAAATTAACTCACAAAGCTGCTGGTAGGGAAACCTCCCAGAGGTCTTTGACCTCTGTTGCATTATCCGGACAACCAAGTATATACTGGCGTCACTCTGAACATCTTATTAAGATGCTCCGGGATGCTTTAGGTTTTTTGAAGAACGATCCAACTCTTCAACAAAACAGTTCCTATTTCAACCAATTGGTTCAGAAACAGGCGGACCGCTTTGAACGACTTACTATAGAACGATCTGTTCCTATAGAAAAGTTGATGAAGTGGTGGTATGGCAATTCACTGGCCTGGATCATTGAAGATGATTCAGAATTGGCGAAGAACCCTATCGGTCTCTCTAATACATTACGGGATAGTCTACAACTATTCTGTGGTCGTATTAGGCGGTTTTTGAAGCGAGTTTTCCGTCGAATGACGCGGAAATTTAATTCAAAAAATCATAAGAAGGTTTTGAGAGCTCTGTCCTTTGGACAGACCCTCCTTCAAATGAAAAAGGGGACACCTCAAGTTTCGAAAGAACTCATTGAAGAGGCCATTTCTAAACATAAGAAGGCGTTGACGACTAAGTCATCGTCATTATGGAGTGATATTATGGATGATGAAGAGATGAATGAAAAACTTTTCCGTGCGATAAAAAGTGTGGTGAATGAATTGTTTAGACCTTCGGATTACAAAGATCATTTAGAAAGGGCTAGCGCTAGCTTCCCATCTTTCTCTGGCTACTTTGAGTCAAATCGTGGAGAATCAGGTCAAGTTGGGTATGTTGCTCGCGTTGCGAGACAACATATTCAACAACCCAGTAAATGGGTATTGGTTCAACAATCACGCGACAAACGTCGCGAATTGCTAGAACGTGCAGCGAGCCTTTCGAAAAAGGGTAAGCTACATAACCTGATGACTCGTATGATTTCTTCAAGTGCTTTAGTTAATGAAGATGAGCTGATTAAGAGTACAGCTTTAAGAGTACAGGAGAATGCATTTGATGCAACCCCTGTCTTTTTACAAGAACCCTTGAAGGTGAGGCCTATTACAAAAGGTCCTACTTTCCCTTATTGGGTTCTTAAGCCGTTACAGAAATTTCTCTGGAGCCGATTATCCGTGCATCCAACCTTTTGTCTGGTTGGGACACCGATAACCTCAGAAATTCTTAATCGGAATTTGAGGAGCTTGAGACCTGATGAAAAGTTTGTAAGTGGTGACTATACAGGCGCCACTGACAATCTTAAAAAGGATGTAAGTTCTTACACCATCAATGCAATCTGTGATCGCATTGGTACGCCGAACTGGCTTCGTCGTCTTTCATCAAAGTCTCTCATTGGACATAGACTCAATTATAAAGATGAAGTCCTTCCACAAGAGAACGGACAATTAATGGGGGCTCCTTTGAGTTTTCCCATTCTTTGTATCGTTAATGCTGCTTTATGTTCCTTACCTTTAAGGTTACGTAAAGAGTATCAACGGTGTTCCCTTAAAAATCTCCCGTTATTAATTAACGGGGATGATTGTGGGATGATTTACCGTGAAGGAGAGTATAATCTCTGGAAGCGTTATTCCTCGCTTGCTGGCATGGAGCCCAGTATCGGTAAATGTTACTTCAGGAAAGAATTCATTCAATTGAATTCGATGCTTTATATGAGACATGGGGAGAAGTTTATTTATGCTCCCTATTTCAATATGAGTCTATGTTATCCCACCGCTGCCAAAGGCGGTGAGGAGCGTCATTGGACATCTTATGGAGCAACATGTAGGGAATTCATACGTCTAGCCAGCCCAGAAAAGGGTCCTGACTGGAAACTTCGAGAGAAGTTATTATCCATTTGGATAAGACATATGAGTCCACATGTTAAGTCTAACTGTCCGCCAGGTATAGCCTGGGGGATTCCAAGTTGTTTAGGTGGTTTAGGCCTACCTATGTTGGAATCCGCTATACATTTGACGCAGGAACAATGGAAGCTTGCTAGCGAGGCCTTTAGGGATATAAAGATGGGAATTAACCCTCACATCATCGATGTTGGGGCTGATTCTCCACCTATATCTCGTAATGCCATTAAAGAGTTGCGTGAGTTTGAGTTAGTGACACCCTCTGATGAGGTTGTTACCATTGAGAATTCACCTTTGGAGCGTCTTAAGGAATCATCGTGTATGACCCCGTTTCTTTGGAAAGGTTTATATAACCCGACTGTTGAAACTGAGTTTACACCTGAGACCTTAAGCCGTAATTCTTTTTATGGATTTCTTCGGACTAGGAACACACTTAATAAGCGTGGATCAGAGTTGGTCAAGCTCGTTGACTTACTTGGTGTTCAAAGCGTTAAGATTCAGTATATACAAGGCTTTTCAGACGTCTTTGGACGTATGTTTAAACCTGTCCAGTTTTATGCAAGACTAGC